AAAGACAGAATTACAATAGCAGAAAGATTAATACAGTATACAACTCCAAAGATGCAAAGCACTACTGTTGATTTGGCTGCGGAGAATACAGAATGTACTATTGATATAATGTTGAGAAAATTAGCGGAGGAAGAATAAATAAAAAGAGCTATGATAGAAAGGATATACAAGCTATTTGAACGCTTAGCAGATATTGGGAGCGACAAGTATCTACATTTCATTGTGGGTATGATATTGGCTACCATTGTGCGCTTACACGTTGGAGCATTAGCTGCATTGGTAGCATTATTATTTGTAACAGTAGTAATGATAGCAAAAGAAACGATTGACCACTTCGTGCGCAAGGAGAACTTCGATTTAAAGGACGCACTCGCAGGCGTAATGGGTGGTGTGGTAATGTTAATATTAATGATATAATATGGCAAACTTTACAATAGGAGAGCTGTGCACCTCAAAGGTGGCACAAGAGAAAGGAATAGATAACACACCCCCGGCAGTGGTTAGGGTGCATCTGACGGAGACTATAACCCTACTGGAGGCTATACGTGCCGAATGGGCAAAGTATTGCGAGCAGTACAATTTGGGTACACCGTCTTTGATAGTGTCGAGTGGGTATAGAAGTCCTGAATTAAATAAAGCTGTGGGCGGTGTAAAGAACAGTGCGCACGTCGTGGGCTATGCAGCGGACATTGTTCCAGCCAATGGTAAGCAGGACGTTTTCGAACGTTTTATGGCGTATAGTTTTAGCAAGCGTGGCTATCTGTACGACCAAATCATAATTGAAAAGAACAGCAAAACACGTTGGGTACACGTGGGATATAAGAAGCCTGACGGTAGCCAACGGAGGCAGTGTTTTAATTTAAAGGTATAGATATGAACAGACTAATAGGCGCAATATGGGGCGTGCTGATATGCACCCTAATAACACTTTGCAGTTGTAAAACGAAGAAAGCCGTGCAGGCGGAGAATGTAAAGCGCACATTCGATAGTGCGCAAACGGTAAAGGAACAGGCAAGCGTGAAGTATTCACTCGTGGATACATCACGCATAGACGAATATACCACGCTCATTCGTGAGTACATATTCGACACGCCCTATTACGGCAAGGAAAGCTGTCTTACTCACGACACGAATGCTAAACAGCCAATGGTAGAATACAAAGGCGATGGCAGCATTATAATCAATCACGGACTAAAGAGTATCAAGGAGACAAAGATAAGTCGTAAGAGTGATAGAAAAGGCGTAAGCGTGCAGAAAGACAGCACAGCAAATAAAGTAGTAAAAACGAAAGTACACGCCACCGAGCAGCACAAGCAAAAGCAACGCCACGTAGAGCAGATAGCCGTGTCGAAACCTTTCGACTTTTGGCAGCTAATAGTTGGTGTAAGCATTCTATTTGCCATAGCCATAGCTTTATACTACCTTTACAAGCGAGTGCCAAGCGTGCGAAATGTGGTGCAGAGAATAAGAGATAGAGTAAGGAAATAGCCGTAATAATATAAACGCAAAAAGCCCCACTATCCATCACGGACGGTGGGGCTTACTATATAATTATGAATTGAAAAGAGTTTTTATATATCTGTCCAATATCTGTCCAAGAATTGGACTATTTTTGGACTATTTTAGTTCTGCTTAGTCAAGTTGAGTTCTTTTGCGAGTTTGTTAAGTTTCGATAGGCTGATGCCTAACGTTTTGGCAAGGTCTATGTTTCGTGTGGTTGAGTAGCTGCTTTTTAGATATTCCATTTGAGCATCGGTGAATTGCAATGGTTGGAACGGCTTGCGATGGTGGTTCATTTCGGCACGGTCGGCTTCCAACTGTATGGTGGGGTTGAGGCTTAGGGCTTCTTTGCCACGATTCTTTGCCGAACACCTGCCATGTGTCGTTGCCGAATTGCACTAACACGGTGCCTACGGTGGCTATCAGTCTGCCCTCCGTACAGCTACGATATAGCTTAATGTATGGCTTTCCATTTTCGCCTTTGTCTATGCTTTCAACACACGGTAGGCGAAAAATATCGTTAAGGTTTCGCCCATCAAAGGCGATTGCTTGTTTAAACTTCATCTCTTCCTTTCTAATGCTAAGAAATTAATAATTGTGGGTATCAGGCTGATTATCATACCTATAAATGGAAGATAAACGTCTTTGTAATGGTGGTGCGATATTGCACCCATCAAAGTAACTTCCCACATAATGGTTATGAATGTCCATAGCCCAAAGTTCATTCTTGTCCTTTTCATTTCTGTAGTTCTTTTATTAGCGCATCGGCATACTTTACAGCTACCTTTGCAATTTCGTCTGCTTCCATTTGCCACGACTGCGCCATTAAGGTTTGCATATTGGCAATGGCAGCGTTAATTCTTACTTTATCCCAATCTGTAGACTGGCTATCTGCTCTCTCCAGTTCTTCGGGTTTGCGTATCCACACATCGTCCTCGTTGCCCTCGAAATCGAGGTCCACCGTGCCTAACTTAAGGTTATCGAGCGTGGAATATATCCCTACAACTGTCATTGGAAACCGTGTCCCGATTTCCTGCACACGGTCGCCAATTCTTATATCTGTTATTTTCATTCTTTTATTTCTTCGTGATAGTTAAACAATACTTCCTTTATACACTTAGCAGCCTCTTCGGCATATTCTTCGGTGCGAAAATAATTGCCAAATTTATATCTATTATCATCAATAATATGACCCCCTTCTTTATCTTCTAATACAATTCCTTCTGTACTAACATAATAATATTTTTCGTCATACTTTGCTCTCCACCTAATATTCTCTACTCGCTTCTCTTCGTCATTCCATTTTAGCCCTTGCTCTTTCATCTTTTTAAAGAGTAACTGTTTTTCTTCTTCAGTAGCGTGGCGAAAAGCTTTTATAACCCAATAGTTATCCTCATTATTAGGAATCCAACAGATACCAGCTTGGTTAGTAATATCATAATATGAACGAAAATGACTTATATTATCTTCATGGTTTTCTTTAAATATTAATATTGTATTACCCGAACTAAGTATATCTCCTTTCTTAAATTCTTTCTCAAATACCACACTTTCGTCCTTAATGATTGCCTTGCAACCTTCAGGAATAGCGATTGTATCCCCAGCGTTGAATTTTAATTCCATTTGTTTTGTCCTTTATTTATTTTGTTTTTAATATCGTCTTTAAATTCTTCTTCAAAATGTCTTTTTACGTGTTCGTTTAGAACTTTCTCGTAAATATCGCTGTACGCTTTATATTTACCAGCGTAATAGCATACAAAGAACAACAATAGTGTTGATATAAAAATCTATTAAGTATCCCATCAATTCTTAATTTTAATATATTCCTTCCTGCTTATAATTTAATAATTTCACTTTCCTCCATCGTCTCAAGAGGAGACCATTCAAGTTCTGTTTCCTTGCTCATTTCGCAATCGTCGCCAAATTCATCGTCCCATACTTGGTAATATTGGTTCCATACACTAAGAGACAGGCACCCATTACGTTTGACAACACAAGTAAGTGTGTCTTTTTCGTTCTTAAGGTTTGGAAGCTCCTCTTTTGAATTGTGCCACCTAAAAGTTGTTCCATTTTCAATAATTTTTCTTTCCATATTTTTACTTTTCTTTTAATTGTTATTATCTTAATTCTAATTCTGCATTGCATTCATTTGAATAGTCAAAGAGCATACTCGCAATAATGATACGTATATCGTCATTTACAACAAACTCATTTGCTCCTTTAGGCGAGTTGTGTGTTATCTTAACAGACGCAATGTTAAGAAAATCCATTGCCTGCTTTAGAGTTTGAAGATACTTAGCAAAGATATAAGCACTTCCTACCTCAATGACGGCATCGTCTGCAATAACTTTCTTACCCGTTTTCTTTGTCTTCTCGTGTTCCATCTCTCCTGTACCATCGCATATAGGGCAATCCATCAAGCGTTCGTGAGTGTGCAAGTGATTGTCAGTGTATTCCCAATAAACCTCTCCCTTGCCATCGCACTCTTCGCACTCCACGGCATCTTCAACGACAACTTCTTCGTCAATCAAAGGACACGCCTCTAATGCTTTGTTTAATGCTTCAATAGTTACAGTCTTTTCGCAAGGATATTCTAACTTAGGCATTGGTAAATGCTCTTTAATATATTCACCAACAAGAATTTCGGGGTTTATCCTAATAAGAGTATACCCATCAGTACTCCATACCTCGTTGTACCTCGTATTGAAAAACGGATAGGAGCGCAAATTGTTAGAATTGCTTTTATCGCAGAATATATTTAATAGTTCCGCTTCATTATTTATCTTCATAATTCTTCTATTTGTTTTTCTAATTGCTCAATACTTCTGTCTACTGCTTTCGTAAACTCTTCACGTAGGACTTCAGTCATTATCAATCCGTCTTCCTCCCATCTTTTTATGTCGGGCGTAAAAAAAGACCACCAACTGCTATTTTCTTCATTTATATGTCTTTTAATTTCTTCCAATCTGTCAAGTTCTGATAAGAACTCGCTCGCCCGTTTTGCTTTGTCTATTTTCATAATATTTATTTTTTATGCTTCTTTTTCCTTTTCCTTTTACTCGCATAAGGTGTTGAACCTGCGCGTGATTTACTCTCATAAGCACGATACTGTCTTCTTTTCTCATCTAAGAGCATTTCTATATCATTTGCCGTATCATTTGCAATTTTATTTAATTCTTCCATAGTTTACTTTCTTTTAATCTACTAATTCAAAACTAT